ATGCCCACATCGCCGGCCAGCAGCAGCGGACCAGCGGGACCGGCGGCCGCGGCGTAGGTGACGGCCTGCGTCGCGAACTCGGCCACGCCCGCCACCACCTGCGCAGCCGCATGGGTCTGCGTCGGGTCGGGCATCACGTCCTTCGCGCGCTGGCGCAGTTCGTCGCCGGCCGCGTTGCTGAACAGGTTGTCGTTCTCCAGCACCTTGCGGCGCGCTTCCTCGGCCTGCTTGCGCTCCTCGGGGGTCTGCGTGGAGAACATGCCGCCGGCGCTGACGGTGCCGGTGGCGGCCTCGGTCTGCCCGAACGCGCCCAGCACCTCGGCAGCGAAGGCTGCGCTCTTGGTGCTGCCGCTGGCCACGCCCTGGAAAGGCGCCTTCGCGAGCGCGCCGAAGCTGAAGCCGGGCGCCTCGGGCTGGAACGGCTTGGGCCGCGCAACCTGGTCGTCGAGCGCTTGGTCGGTTCCGGCCTGGAACATCGAATCGATCACGGCGACACCTTCAGGGTGATGCGCTGGCCGCGCTCGTTCGTCACCAGCTGGTTGCCGGCGCGCACGTTGTAGAGGCCCTGGCCCGCGTGCACGAGCCGCGCATCGGGCAGCGTCTTCACGAAGTCGGCCACCGGCAGGCGGTTCGGCCCGACGATCACCACGCCGCCCGGCGTCTGAGCCTCCAGGTTGCCCGGCGTGATGGCCGCGATGCGCTTGTCGAACTCGGGTTCCTTCATCCCATAGGGCAGCGGGATCTTGCCGCCATTGCGCTCGACGATGCCGCCGGCGGCCAGGTTGATCGCGTTGTCCACGTCCCCGCCCTTGGCCGCGGCGATCTTGAAGGCCGCCTCGACCACGTTGTTCTCGACCTCCTGATTCGAGTAGGCGCCGCGCACGCGCTTGGCGATCTCCGCGCGCCAGCCGCTTTCGGCCGCGCCGTCCACCTTGATCACCTTGTCCTTGATCGCCTGCTCGCCCTGTAGGATGAGCTCGGCGGTGTAGCGGCCCTGCGTGGTCTTGGAATTGGCGTAGAGCATCGCCATGCCCATCGTGTTGTCCTTGTCGCCGATCTGCTTGGCGACGGCCGCGATGCGCTCTGGATCGCCCACCACCGCGCCGATCTGGCCCAGCAGGGATGCCGCCTGGTCGGGCTTCAGGGTTCGGACGATCTTCTGCAACTGCTCGGCCTCCTGCGGCTGCAGCGGGGACACCTTCTTGCCCGCCCATGCCTCGACTGCGCCGATGTCGCGCGTGCGCTGCTGGAAGACCTGAATAGCCTGGTCGGCGTTGCCGATGGTCAGCACCGGCGCCTCGCGGATCACGCCAACGCTCTGCGCCGCGCTCCAGGCCTCGCCGTCGTCCACCTTCTTGCGCAGACGCTGGTCGATCTGCTCGGCAGCGTTCAACTGGCGCTCGCCCATCGGGTCGGTGCCACGGGACGGGTCCGCACGCTCGCCCCGGCCGCGCTCAAGCAGCGCCGCGCGCTGGGGCGCTGGCAGGTTGGCGAACCCGCTGGCCTGCTTCTGCGCCTCCAGCAGCACCTGCACGTCCTTCTCCAGGCCGGTGCCGGCCGTCTTCTCGACCAGCGTGGCGATGTAGTCTGGCGCGAGCGCGGCGCCATTCAGCACCAGGTCGCGTGCCTTGTTCAGTTCGTCGGTGCCCGCGTTGAAGCGTTTCAGCGCTTCCCGCTCGGCCTTGTCAGCGTTGCGCGCGTCCCGCGCCTCGATGCTCTGCTTCCAGCCGAAGAGGGTCTGGTCCAGCGTGTTGCGCTTCGCAGGGTCCAGCGCGTCGCCCTCCGGCCCGGCCAGCCGCTGCTGCACAGCGTCGATGGCCTGGATGCTGCCCGACTGCATGGCGGCTTGGCCTTGGCGGCGGAACTGGTTGAAGGTCACGCCCTCGGTGAATTGCTGCTTCGACTTGGCAATCTGCTCTGGCGTCCAGCCTGCGGCCGGCCCCATCTGGTCGGCGAAGGTGTGCCATTGCTTGATCGCGGCGCCCGGGTCGGTCGTGGCGAAGCGCTGCATCTGCTCGTTGTAGGTCACCAGCCCGGCGGCCACGTCCTGCTGGTCGCGCTTGCGGAAGGTATCGAACAGCTTGTTCTGCAGTTGTCCCTGCAGGCCCTGCACCTGGGCGGTCACCAGCGGCTGGCGGTCGGCCGGCACGCCCTGGATGTTGTCGGCGACCACCTTCTTCGAGGCTTCCTTCCATGCCGCCTCGGCGGCAATCTTGTCGGTCTTGCCGTCCCGCACGTCGGCGTCGATCGCGTCGAAGGCGTCGGCCAGGCCGGTCTGGATGTTCGCGTGCGCGGTGAGGGTCTGCACCTGCGCTGCGCGGTCGGCGGCGATCTTGGCCTCGCGCTGCTGCTCCTCCAGCATGTTGCCGCCGATGGCCGCCGCCGTGTTGCCCAGGCGCGTGAGTGCGTCGCCCACCTGGTTGTCCGCGCGCGCCATCGGCGTGATGTCTCCCCCTTGTGGGGTGCGGTAGCCGAATTGGCCGGTCGGGATCTTCGCCACTTAGGCCACCTTCTTCGAAGACGTGGTGTTCCAGCCGCGCGCGAGGGTCGCGCCGCCCTGAAGTGCCGAGCTCGCAGCCCCGATGCGCGCCGCCTGCGCGGCGTTGCGGCTGCGGTAAGACTCCATGTTTGCGGCCTGCTGGATGTTGCGCGAGCGGTTGCTGCCGTCGTAGATGGCCATCAGCGCGTCCTGTTCGCTGTCGGCCTGGATCTCCTTGTCGATCTGCTCGGCGGTGCCCACGCCCACCGTCACGCCGGACCCCGCCAGTGAGGCGCGCGCGTCCGCTCGCTGCCGCTCCCCAGCCTTGCGGATCATGCGGGCCTGCACCTGCGCTTCGCTGGCTGCGAATGCTGCGTCTTCCCTGCCTTGTTGCGCCTGCTGCTCGGCGATGCGGTCGTTCGCCTTCGCGTTTTGCTGCTGGCCGTACACCGACACGGCGGTGCCGACGACGGTGGCGGCCGTGCCGAGGTAGCCGATAAGTGCGGCGGTTTCGATGCCCATGATTCAGACCTCCATCTCGAATAGTTGGCCCACGTCTCGCATGCCAATGAGCCGGTAGAGCTTGGCCGTGTGGTCCTGGTGGATGCCGGTGGTGATGCCCATGCGCACCACGCGCGCGCCGCGGGCCTTGCACCACAGCCGCAGGGCCGTCACCAAGCGCATCGCCGCGAAGCCGTTGGCGTGCTCCGGCGTGATGAAGAACGAGTACTCGAAGCCGTGCACCTCGTCGCTGAACCACCACGGGGCCACGCCGCCGGCGATCCCGCCCACGATTCGGCCTTCGCTGCGCACCACGAAGACCACGCCCGCGCCGCCGGCGAGATGGCGCATCAGATCCTCGACCTTCGGCTCGTTGTAGGCGATGCCCGCATACACGCTGGTGTCGTGCAGGCGCCGGCCCAGCGCGGCGATCTCGGCCGCGTCCTCGGGGGTTGCGACTTCAACCTTCATTGACGGTGACCCTCCGGATGACGTCGAGCAGGTGGAACGGCAGCGGGTACGGCTGGGTGATGACTTGGCTGGTGCGGTAGATCTGATCCGACAGCGTGGTCACCCGCACGTCGCCTTCGAAGTCGGGGATCGGCTGGTCCAGCAGGTCGGGGCCAAAGCGCCGCGGGTCGATGGGCTGGCCGTTGATCAGCGCGGCCTTGCTCTCGATCGTGCGCAGGATGACCTCGTTGACGTGGACCTGCGAGCCCTGCGCCGTCGAGCCGTTGCCGCCGATCTCGGGCTGCAGCATCTCGATGGTGGTGGTGAAGCCCAGGCCGATCTGCACGCTGAACGCATCGCGCGTCAGGGTGATCTGCCCGCCCGCCACCGTGTATTCGCCCATGTAGGCGCCGTCCGCCCAGGCCTGCACAAGCTTGCCTTCCAGGTGCCCGAGCCCCGTCCAGGTGGCTTGCCCGCCAACGCTGGTGCCGGTGATCGCGCAATCGAGGAAGACGTCGGGGTCGAACACCTCGACATAGCGCTTCGTGACGCCGCCGATGGTGCGCTGCACGATGGTGTAAGTGTCCTCGCCGGTCGCCGTCGGCACGCACGCCACCGACTCGAAGAGCCCCTGCGTGATCCAGCGCCCCCAGCCCGTCACCTCCTGCGAGATGTCGTAGGCGCAGACAGCCATCTGCCCGTCGGTGCGCACCGCGTAGAAGGTGGAATCCGGGTCTTTCTGGTGAGCGAACTGCACCACGCCCGTGCCGGTGATGTGCGAAGCGAACACCGTGCGGTCCGGCGAGTCGAAGCCGTCGATCTCGTAGCGGTAGCCGATGCCGGCGATCTTCTTGCCTGCCGCCTGGCCGAACAGGATCTCGTTGCCCACCTTGACCGGCCGCACCGGGCCAGCGCCCACCGTGGACTCGTCGGTCTTCTGGATGTTGGTCGGCGTGATCGGCTTTTCCTGGCCGCCCTTCAGGCTCATCTCGTCCGCCTCGGTCAGCACCAGCAGCTGCTTGGCGGGCACCAGGTGGCGGATCGGGCTGTTCCGCGGGCCATCGATCTCGAAGCGAAATGCCTGGTCGTCGGCCGTGCCGAACTGGAAATTGAGGTAGCCCTGGATCTCGCTGCCCCAGACGTGCTGCGGGTAGCCGGGCGAACCGGCGAACATGAGCCGCTGCTTGTTGATCGTGACCGCGCGCGGGTAGCCCTTGCTGGCATTCCATGCCACCTGCTCAAGCGACCAGGCATTCTTTCCGGCCGGCACGTCCGCAGTGATCTCCCGCAGCACCCGGCCATTGACCGTGCCGGCGTTCAGGAACTGGGTGATCTCGACCAGGCCGCCATTGATGCTCACGTAGCTGCCCACGTCCTCGACGCGCCAGACCTCGCTGCCCGTCGATACAGCGATCTTCGAGACCGTCCCCGTTGCCCCCAGGATGCCATTGGGCAGCGTGGGCGCCATCCAGTTGAAGTGGTCGGCGTCGATGCTGCCGTTCACCACCCAATTGCCATCGATCACGCCGGTGCCGGTGACGTTGATCGTGTCGCCCGCGACGTAGCCGTGCGCCGTCACCTGCACGGCGATGGTGCCGTAGCCGGACACGAAGGCCAGGATGGGCTTGGTCGAGCTCAGGTAGGTGAAGTTCGCATTGAGCGAAACCAGCTGGCCGACCTGCCCCTTGCTCGACGGCGCGATGCTGTCCTGCGGCGAGCCTTCCAGATTCCAGGACAAGGCGGGAATGAAGTCGGTCTTGAATGTGCTCAGCACCTGCACGGTCGCCTGCAACAGGCTGATGACCGACAGCACCCGCATGGTGCCGCTGTTGGCGCTGATGAGCCGGCCCACGTCCGACTTCAGGAACACATTGCCCGAAGCCGTGATCGTGTACGTGCCGGGCGGGACCGGGACGCCGAGCGGCGTGGGGAACTGCAGATCGACGTTCAGGAAGTGCCCCTGCTCCTCGAAAGCAGGCGTGATGAAGGGCACGGCGTTGAAGCGCCACTCGATGGCGCTGAAGCGCTGCAGGCGGTAGGGGAAGACCCCCTCGTGCACAAAGAAGCCGGTGTCCGCCTTCTGCACGAAGTTGACGGCGGGGATCTGCGCCTCGGTGTAGGGCGACACCACCTCGACCGGCGTTCCGCCGCCGATCTGCGCGCGGTCAGCGAAGAAGCGCATGTAGCCTTCCCCGAGCTCCAGCACGTAGGCTTGGCCGCGGTTGTAGACGAACTCGATGAGGCGCGCCTTCTTGGTCTGGGTCTTGGTGGTCGCGATGAAGCGCGTGCCGGGCCGACGCTTGGCGCCGCCCTGAATGGTCAGCTGGCAGTTCTCCAGGGTCTTGACGCCGTTGTTGTACTTGGCGATGTCCACGCGGCCGAGGGCCAACGCGGGCGACAGTTCGCCGCCTGAAAAATTCGTCTGGATGAGTGCGCCGCGTCCCATCAGCGTCGCCCGGTGATCAGGGTGAAGTCGTCGCTCAGGGCCTCGCTGGGGTTCTCCTGCGCGTCGATGGCGCGGGCCGCCTTGGCAAGCGCCTGGTACTCGCTCTTCAGTTCATCCCGCAGGCTGGTGCTGTTCGTGACCGGGTAGGCCAGCTTCCACAGCATGCGCGCGGTCATCAGCTCCACGAGCTTCGAATCCCAATCAGCTTCGGGGCTGCGGTACACGTAGACGATGGGGAGCACGGTCCCGCTGGCCAGCACGCGCCGGCCCTCGACCTTGAACTCCCGGCACAGCGGCGAGCCCACGAGCACGTCGTCGATGCTGACCATGCGCAGGAAGTCGCCCGGCAGTTGGAACTGGGCGGTGTAGCCGAACGCCGGCGCGGCCACCATCGGGGCCAGCACGTCGCGCTTGATCGAGCAGTTCCAGTCGTTCTCGCGCAGGATGGAATCGCGCTCGACCGGGTAGAGATTGGAGCACAGGCGCGCTGCGTCGCCAGGCTCGTCGAAGGCGCTGATGGGGGCCTTGCCCAGTTGCAGCAGGGCTGCCGAACAGATCCCGATGTTGGTCGCCATCAACTCCTCCAGAAACAAGAAAAAGGGCGAGCCGATTGGCCCGCCCCTCGTTTGCGGGGCGAACCCCGATCAGCCGGCCACGAAATCCACTTCGACTCGGATCGCCTGGTTGGCAGTGCCGACCGCACCGCCGAAGGTCAGGTAAAGCTCGACGTCCTGGGGCATCGTGTAGCTCTGGCCCGTGATCAGCTTGGTGCCGGTGTTCACCTGCGACGTGGCGGCGGCATTGATGGCCGCGGCATTCACGATCGCGGTTGCATCGACAGCCACCTTCGTGACGGCATCGCGGATGCCGACCGACAGCGTGCTCGACGCAGTGCCGGCAGCGCACGAGACGGTGACCGGCAGCACGACGCGCGCGCCCTTGGGCAGGTACAGCTCGGTGCCCGCGATGTCGTTCTGAGCCGGCGCCGCGTAGGTGGCAGCCGTTTCGATGACCGCTGTGCGGCGACCGTTGAGCGCCGCGGCGGGCGACTTGGTGCCCGCGACCTGCGCGAGCTTGGTGCGGGTGACGTTGACTTCAGCCATGGTGTTTCTCCGATGTCAGGTTGGGTTACTGGAAGGAGATCTGGACGACCTTCTTCTCGTCCTGACGGCCCGCCGCGTAGCTGCCGGCCATGGAGACCTGCCAGGTGTTCTTCTTGTCGGCACGACGGGCCACATCGCCCTCCTCGAAGCCGAAGCCGAAGTGGATGCCGCTCTTGGCGTAGGCCGCGGTGGTGTGCACGGCGCCGGCAACGGTGGTGCGCTGGAAGGGAATCCAGGTGAAGCCCAGCCACTTGCCCGACACCTCGCCGGTCTGCAGCATCTTGGCGGCCATGAAGTCCGCGCTCGTGAGCGTGGTGTCGGCCAGGATCTGCGAAGCCGCCAGCGAGTCGTAGAGCATGAACAGCTCTTCGTCGTCTTCCTCGGCCACCTCGTTCGCCATAAAGATCGTGCGCGCCTGGATGATCTTGGCCTTGGTGAAGCCCGTGCCACCCGCGGCGATGATCTGGCCGGCCGGCAGCGTGTAGGGGCCCGTCGAGCCGTCCACGCTGTTGATCGTGCCCAGAGCGGCAGCGAAGATGATGTCGTCGATCTTGCGGTTGCGCGCAGCCACCAGCTGCTGCATGTACTGGCCGCCCGTCACCGGGTTCACCAGCATCTTCGGGATGTCGGCCTTGTCGAGCGGCAGCGCCTTGAAGAAGTCGCGCATCGGCACGGTGCGGGCCGTGTGGTCGATGTCGGACCAGATGGTGTCACCGTGGCGCACGGTGTTCTCGTCCATCTCGACCTTGTCCAGGTTGTTGATGGTGAAGCTCGCGCCGGTGATGGTGCCGCGATCGAACACGGTGCCACGCAGGCGGGAATTCTTTTGCTGGGCCAGCAGGCGCAGGTCGGTGTCGAACTGCGTGACAAACTGGCGGGTAACGGTATCGGACATGTGTCACTCCTGAAGTTTTGAACTCGGTGTTCGCCGTTCAGGGTTTCCCTTGCGGGGCCTGCATCGCCTGGCTGTGGGCGGGCCTTTCGGGTATCCCGCATGCCAGGCGGGGCCGTGGCAGGGACTGTCGGATTTAGGGGTGCTGGAATCCCCGCAGAAAAAAGCCCGCCGAAGCGGGCAAGTGCCCTTGCGAGGCACGGGTGGAGACAACCGCAAATCAGGTGGTGGGCATGCGCTTGGCTTCGCGTGCGGCCAGGGCCTGCGCGCGCTCGGTGACGGTCTTGTGCTTCGGGTCGGCGGGGTTGCTGTACGCGGCCCAGTTCTCCTGCACGTACTGCTCGCGGGTCTGCGCACCGCCGCCGGTGCCGCCGTTCGCCGCTGCTGGCGTGGCGTCCTCGCGCATCTCCGGGGCCAGCGCAGCGAAGAGGCGGATGGCCACCGGGTTGTTGCCGATCGCCTTCTCGACCTCATCGAACGGGATGCCGGCCGATTCGGCCACTTGGCTGACCACGCGGAACGACTCCTTGATGTTCGCGTCGTACTGGTCCTTCCAGACTTCCTTCAGCGCAGTGACGGCGCCTTCCACGGTCTCGGCCTGGCCGGCATTCACGAGCCCGGGGGCGAGCGTCGCCCATTCGCTCATCACGGCTTCGTACTGGCCCTGGCTCAGGCCCCAGCCGTGCGCCTTCTCCTGGAAGGCCTTGGCCTGCGTCTCGTCGATCTGCAGGTTCTTGAAGACGTCGGACTCGGGCAGCTTGTAGTCGGTCGGGGACTTGGGGCGGATGTCGCCGGTGCCCATGCGCTTCTCCAGCGCGCTGCGCGCCTCGTCCACCTTGCGGATCGTGGCTTGCAGGTCGAATTGATCGTCGGCACCCTTGACGCGG